TATCGTAGAGTTGGAAGGTGGTAAGATTGCGTTGGGTTTCAATGCCACATCTCCGATCTTACTTGGAGACCGAGTAGTTGAGATGTTGGGTCAAATTCTGTACCTACTGATTGACATGAATCGTGCAATTGCACTCGAAACACATCCAACAGGTGTAGGCCCATCAGGCCCACCTCTAAACGCCGGTGAATTTGTTGGATTCATAACCAATCTAAACATGATGTTGTCTAAACTACCGTCCTTGGCAAGTAAATTTGCTTTCGTAAATGAGTATGCCGAAGGCCCGAGTGCTAGTGACCGAAGTAAGTTCTCAACACTAAAAACTACGGATTATGTACTACCTATTCCACAAAAATCACTCGGTGATTCATCGGGTGGTATTTCATTTTCTAATATAGTTTAGGAAAAGGTATGGCTGTATTCAAAGTTGTAAATCCAGGTGATAAAATCGACTTCTTCGGTTGTACCGAAGTAACTGTAGAACGAATAATTGAACGTGGAGTTGCTAAAAATGAACAGGGTATTAGGTTCATTTGTCTACGAAGGGCTGATATACAGAGGTGTAAGCGTAAAGTTCCCGGATACTTTAGCGCGATTGGTTTAGGATCAAGTTTACACCCGAACGAGTTGTCACAAATAAACAACGGTAAAACGGGATGCTACAAAAATTGGCCACAACTGGCTAAGGAAGCTTTCACCTCACTATCAACTGAGTGTGCAAAATCAACAGGAACACGGATGGGTTTTGGGTTAGGGTGTTTGGCTGCCACTGGTCCAAAAGGTATGGCAAATAGATGTTGTCCTGGTTCTGAGACTCTACGTGAGTGTAATAGATTACGGAGTGCAAAGTCACCAAGTTGTAACCTAAAACGTATATGTAATACAATACACTCAACTGGTCGTGCGGCTGATGTTTGGGGTACTACTGATACTTATTGTTTTCCTGATCCATATGATGCAACTAATCACCAAATCGGTAGAGCCGCTGCTTGGTTTTGTTGGGTAAAAAATGCACACCGCTTCAAAATAAATAACATCTCTAATGAATACTGGCACTGGGAATGGCATGGACATCTTGATACTACGGACTCGAAAAACCCACCCGAACCTGCAATCAATTCCGACGGTAGTATAAACACAGACGCTCAGGGTGATAATAGCCAGGTATCAGATGACACGACGGATCTACCAAGTGAATCAGATTCAACAAACTTTGATTTTAGTGATACATTGGGTGAAGACTGGACCGATGTTCCAGATGATTACGGATCACTTGAGGGAATAGAACAGGTACTGAGTTTGGATAGATTTCAAACAGCCGATATGTTCAAGGGTGTTGTTTTTCTCAAGGATGATGAAAATATACTATCGAACGAAAGATTTGATAACGCAAATGCACTTCGACGTTATGACGGTACTGCCATCATTGATGGCAATCAGGCTTACATGACGAGTATAGATGAACTGTGGTCGCAAATTCCTGTTGATCAAAATCCAAAAGTCATTCAGGCACAAGAAGACTTGGAAAAACTTCGTGCAAAACTTGCAAAACTCTCTTTGGATTCCGAAGAACGTAAAAAGTCATTAGAAGAAATCAAAGTTATCCTAACAAAGATTACACCAGAATCTGACTTGGAAATGGTTGGTATTGAAGAAGACGAACTTGTCAAGTTGATAAACAAATACAAAGAAACAGGAAACCCTGTTGCAACAAGTCTCGAAAATATTCTAAACGATACACGTAAGAAGAAAGATCAAACTGAAACGACCACTACAAGTGAAACCAGTGGTACGTCTGGAACAGCTGGTACTTCAGGTACAACGAGTACAACTAACACTTCACAAAACAACATCAGTGTTCCAGAATCATCCACTGAAGTTCAAAGCACAGTTTCTGGTGGAATTGTGAAACTTGGATGTAACGCGATAAAACTACAACGTGATATACCTCGTATCTCTATTGGTTATGGTGCAATAGAGCCACTGAAAGACGCAAAGGGCACCCAAGAGATTGGAACATCAGGTGGAACTGCACCGAAGTGGGAAGTTCTCGTTGGACGTGGTAACAACCGTGGTGAAACACTTGAGAACTACATAAAGAAAAATGATTACGGTGGAAAGTATAACGAAGTTGTCACTGTAACAAAAACAAAGGGAACCGGTGCGAATAAAACAACTGTACAAGAACAAGTTGCTGGTAATCCAACAAACTTCCCATTTTGGAAGGATAAATACAAAAACTTTGTCAACCTCTCCCTGTATGAGATTAGAAACACAGGTTGGGGCTCGGGTCAACCAACCGGTGCATTTATTGTAAACGGAAAATACTATGGTGCAAAACCAAAACAGTTCATTCCTGGATTTCCTGCTCTTGCGATTGTCAATGGTCAGGTTGAATTTGTACAATATGGTTCAAAAATAATTGACAAGGACTCTCTTATACCTAAGTCTGGTGTTACTATGGCGGCTCCTGGTAGTTATTTGATAATCAATGATAATAAAGTATCAACTTCAAATACAAGTAAATCGACCGCTTGGCCTTTTGTTGGAAGAGTTATCGCAAAGAATGGTACGAAAACATTCTTTGCCGGTGCAGGTAATGGATACCCAAAAGATATTGCACAGTGTATCCTGAATTACTTCAATCAAGAGGATACTAAAGTTGACAAATGTATATTGGGTGACGGTGGCGGCTCCACGTGTTTTGTGGTAAATGGTCAGAATATCATAGGTGGTAGAAGACCATTCCCTGTTGTTGTTTATTGGTAATAATATTGTAACTGGGGATTTTGATGACACAGGATTTACTCAATCTGATAAACAAACTTGAAACGGAACAACAGAGTATTGAATCTCAAATAAATGATATTCAGTCAAATGCAATACCCGAGGCTAGGAATAAACTTGACATCACTGTAAAGGAAGTCGAAAGTGCCCGTGATACCGTGAGTTCACGACTTGGTATCAAGATACCTTCATTTGATATACCACTCGTAAATGAGAACATAGCAACGAGTTCCGCAAAATTTGTAGATGATGCTTTCAAGATATTCAATGAAGGTGATAAGGCATTGAAAGAGGTTGCAAAACTAAAGTTGAATTTTCCACCGAAGGTATCTGATTTTGCAACACAACTCGCCGGCGGACTCAGTATAAAAAACTTCCTATCATCATTGTCAGGAGTTTCTTTACCTGGAATGGAAGAACTCGATTCTCTCAAAACGCTAGCGGCTAGTGCACAAACAGCGCTCGATGGAAACCTTAGTTCAATAAGTAAGACGTTGGGTGATGTTGGTGCATTAGACGCTGTAAAATCATTCGGTGACCTAAAAAAGTACAAAGATTTAGCAACCGAGGCTTACGGAAAGGCAAATTCCTTTATCGAGGAGGCAAAGTCTTTGAAGGAAAAGGGTGAAAAGGCAATACAAGATGCTGAGAATGCTTACAATCAAACGAAACAAACTGTTGAATCAACTGTAAATGGATTGAAAGAACAGGCAAAAGGTTTAGAGGCAGAAGCCGCTAAGTTGTATGAACAGGCAAAATCTTTACCTGACAATCTAAAAGAAGAGGCACTTTCAAAGGCAAACTCCCTACTGGTAGACGCAAAATCCAAGTATGATGATGCAAGAAAGACGGGTGAAAACTTGGTGAAGGAAGCTCAAACAAAATTTGAATCGGAAACAGCGAAAGCTAAGTCATTCCTAGATAAGGCACGTGATGTTGAAAATAGACCAGAGGTTATTCAGGCGAAAGAATATGCGGCAGCCGTATTGGAAAAGGAGAAGGTGGTCGATTCGATAAAGTCACAAGTTCCATCTGATGTTGTTGCAACAATTGATTCAGCAGTCGATGCAACCAATAAGTTAGAGTCCGCTGCTGTAAAGGCAAGTTTTATACAGGAATCTGTCTTGAAGTCACGTGTAGTTGGTGACGTTCCAAAGAATATCTCATCTCACGTGTCTCTTGAATTTCAACCTTTTTCTGAATGGGTTCTAACGAAGGAGAATGAGGTTTATACGGAACCTAATTATCAACCCCCAAATATGGATTTGACACCGACTCTTATCGACCCGAATGTGAAAGTTGATTTAGTACCATCAACATTAGCAACATATAAACCACTTGAACCTGTACTTGACACAAGTTACGTAATCTACCGTGGTGCGTCTGGTGCGATGAAGAATCCGGTATTGAATGAGGTTGATTTTGGTAGCTTCAAACATTATGGTGTTGAGAGATTTCCAACACGATTCAAATCTTTCTGTGACTTCGGTGTAAATAACGATTCCGTAGTAAATCTAAACAAGTTGTTCAGTGGTTACGTCGATAAGATAATGAGTCCGGTTGATATAGCTATCATTTTGAATGCTGGCAATGTTGGTATGTTCAATAATGTTGTACCATACGGTTTTGGGGTGGGTAGTGAGTTAGCGGCACCTATAACCTTTCAGAATACTAAACTTGGTAGAAGTTATGGAACACTTTTCAACAAAGGTGGTGTTGGTACAAAACGCGGTGAGAACTGGGCGTTTCAGCCACATTGGGCTGGGTTGTATATCAACTTTTTGTTGGAGACAAATGGAATCTATCAATCTGATGATGATTTTATTGACCTGACATACATAAAACATTTGGATACATTGATTGGGAAAGGTAGTGCTTATGGATTAAGGCTACCAAATACCGCACCACTAACTGAGATACCAAGGTCATTTCCGGGTGCCGTAATAGGGTACTACAACAAGGCAACAAGACAGGGGCACGCCGAGATTCTGTTACGAGTATCTCTCAACGGGTTTCTGACTTTAGGTGGTAATACAAAAATTGATGATGCGTCTAAAGTTGGTTCATCTCATGGATTCAAGTTTTACCACAGTCTGAAGGAATTCTCACCCGATCATGAAGTTTTGATAATTAGACGTGGTGTCAAAAACGGGTGGACTGTAAACGGTAGATTAGACGGACGATTGAAAAAAACACCTGTCATCGACGAGTATCTACGAGCTATTGAAGATACATCTCATCCGAAAAACAAGAAACTACTAATTGGTGCTTACAATTTACTGAGGACACACGTATCTGGTATTGTGTACACACGTGGTGATAGTATGCAAAATCCAACTGACATTGTGGTGTTAGATGGAACAGATAAGTTGGGGTTACTCGACGATTCTTTCAAACTTCACGGTCAATACGATAGTTATATTAACAATAGACCACCAAATCCCTACAATGTCATAGATGGCAAGGAGCTTGAAAAGGCAACGGACAGGATTGGTCACTAATTTTTCATTAGCTTTTACGAGGAAACTATGGATAGCAAATCATTTTTGAAAGAGATTCGTTCGATAATCCGTGAGGAAATCGAATATGCTCTATCGAAACAGTCAAAAACGGAAAGTAAAAAGGCTAACCTCGAAACACTAAAGCATGGGTTACAACTCTATAAAGAGCAAGTAACTACGAAAACGAACACAACAAAACCAAAGAAATCATCTCCACCACAGGCACAACGTGGTCTGAGTATCCAAAGTATTCTTGATGAGACAAGACGTTCATTACAAGAAAACTACGTCGATGATGAGGAGTATCCTGAAATGAGGTTCAACTCTTCTATGGTTGCAGGAACGAATTTTTCAGGTGCAATCCCAAGTGGTGTTTCTGCGGAAGATCTAACACCTGAAGTTTCAAAGGCACTTACACGTGATTATTCTGCCCTTATGGCAAAAATAAACGAAAAGAAAAACGGGGGATAATAATTGACAAACCGTAGAAAACTTCTTGTAGATGCAACTGAGTTTGTTGGTGATAGAAATACAGTTGCAAACAGAATTACGAGACCTATCGGTGTTGGACTTCCGTTCAATGATCCGAACGGTGTGTTTCGACCAACCTACATCAACAAGGATCAGGTTATGAGTAATCTGAAGAACCTTTTGTTGACTGCAAAGGGAGAACGGTACTTTCAACCCGACTTTGGAACCGAACTTAGACGTATTCTTTTTGAAAACATTTCCGATGAAGAAGACTTCAAGGAAAGAATTCGAAATGATATTCAGGGTGCAATCGGATATTGGTTACCCTATTTGGTAGTACAAGAGATAAGTGTAGATTTGAATGTCAGTGATGATGGTAGGGTAGCCGATCCAGACCATGCAATTGGTATTCGCTTACGAGTGAGTATCGAAAATACGAACATATATTTGCCAATCAGGATATTTATCTCAGAGACGGCTACAATTCGCATAATAGAAGAGGCACGAAACTAACACATGGCAGATTTAGTAAAAAAGGATATTAGGTATCTCGCTAGAGACTTCGGGACACTTAGACAAAATCTGATTGATTTTGCAAGAAACTATTTTCCCAACACATATCAGGACTTCAATGAAGCTTCACCGGGTATGATGTTTATGGAAATGGCTGCATACGTTGGTGATGTCTTGTCATACTACACTGATGTCTCACTGCAAGAATCTATGATTCTAAATGCAACAGAGACACAGAATATTCTCAATCTTGCACAGTCGTTTGGTTATAAACCAAAAACATCCATAGCATCAAATGTTGTACTTGATGTATTTCAGTTGGTTCCTGCTATTGGTAGTGGTGCTAACAATGGTCCAGATTGGAGTTATGCTTTTGCCGTTGAACCTGGTATGATTGTTGCACACAACGCAGACCAAACTATTCAATTTAGAACAATTGAATATCTCGACTTCAAGTTCAGTAGTTCATTTGATCCAACAGAAGTAACTGTTTTTGAAATAGACACAATTCTGAATGAACCAACATATTATCTGTTGAAGAAGTCTGTAAAGGCAGTCTCAGGTGTTTTGAAATATCAAGAGTTTGAATTCACAACACCAAGACCTTATGATAAGATTGATTTGGAAGACGGTTCTATTATTGAAGTTCTACACGCGATAGATTCAGATGGAAATAAGTGGTACAATGTTCCTTTCCTTGCTCAGGATACAATATTTGAACCTGTACCAAACATACCAAGAAATGATACAACGCTTTCTACTCATAGAAATGAGACACCGTATCTTTTGAAATTACGAAAGGTGTCACGTCGATTTTCCACGAGACTATTTCGACGTAGTAGTACTGGTACTGATTTGTATGAACTACAATTTGGTGCAGGAGTATCGGGATTTGATGACGAAGTTCTCATCCCGAATCCAGACCTCATAGGTTCTTCTTTGACCGGTGTTGATTCTTCGGTGTCACTTGATATAGATCCTTCGAATTTTCTTTACACAAAGACATATGGTCTTGCACCGAACAATACAACACTCCGTGTATACTATACTACCGGTGGTGGAGTACGTGATAACGTACAGACAGATGCCCTTACACAGGTGTTGTCTCGTAACATCTTATTGGATGAGACATCTCTAAATACCGGAATATATGAACAAGTGATTGCCAGTTTAGCGGTGACAAATCCTGAACCAGCTACGGGTGGTAAGGATGGGGAAACCGTGGACGAAATTCGTCAGAATACTCTTGCTTCATTCGCGGCACAGAATCGTGCTGTAACTAAAGAGGATTATATCATTCGTGCATACAGTCTTCCACAAAAGTATGGTTCTATTGCAAAGGCATATATTACGAAGGATACACAACTTACTGAAGAGTCAATATTCAACAGTGAACGTGTTGCAAATGATTTGGCTTTGAACTTCTACGTTCTTGGTTATGACGCTGATAATAAACTTACACGTTTGAATACTGCAACAAAAGAAAATCTAAAGACATACATAAACCATCATCGTATGTTGACCGACGCAATCAACATCAAAGATGCCTACATAATCAACATAGGTATCGAGTTTGATATTATTACTTTACCTGATCAAAACGGTAATCAAGTGATACTTCGTTGTATTGATAGACTAAAGGATTACTTTGATGTAAAGAAATGGCAAATCAATCAACCAATTATCATCAGTAATGTATACACTGAGTTGGATAAAGTTGAGGGAGTTCAAACAGTTACAAACGTCAAGTTTGTAAACTACTATGAAGTTGGTTTGGGATATTCTCCAAATCCATATGACCTTACAAAGGCAACTAAAGATGGAATCATCTTCCCATCATTAGATCCATCAATCTTCGAAATCAAATTTCCAGATAATGACATCATTGGTAGAGTGAGGGCGTTCGGATGATATACACGATTTATCCAAAGTATGATGCAACACTTTATGAGAGGACACCTGAACAGAATACTGGTTTAGATCAAGTTCTCGAATTATCACATCAACTAATAGGCTCTACGTCAAAATACAATAGTCGTATCGTGTTGAAATTTGATGTTCGTGAGATAGAACAAAATGTAAATGCAGGTAAAATCTCATCAAATGCAAAATATTACTTACAACTACGGTCTGCTGATGCACGAGAGATACCACAGGAGTACACGGTATATGCATATCCAGTTAGTAGTTCGTGGGTCAATGGTACTGGTAAATATTTCAATACACCAACAACAACTGACGGTGTATCTTGGAAGTATCGTTCATCAAAATCAGTTGGAACTGAGTGGGGTGTAACTTCCGTAACTGGTGGATTGGATTATGAGTGGGATGAGATTGACCAGGCATGGGAAATCACCGATGGAATATGGTCGGGAACACTGATAACTGCAACGAGTTCTTACTTTTCTTCAGTTGGTGGTGGTGCATGGTGGACTTGGGATGGTGCAGAATGTTCTCAATCATTTTCATATGAGACTGCTGACTTATACATGGATGTTACTCCAATTGTAAAGAAGTGGATAACCGGTTCGGGTAGAATTGATAATGATGGTTTCATTGTAAAGTTCTCGGGTGATATTGAGTCATCTAACGAAACACTTGTTAGTCTGAAGTTCTTTTCACTTGATAGTAATACAATCTATGTCCCAAAACTTCATGTAGTTTGGGACGACTCAACATTTAGTACAGGTAGTCTTACACAGATTGGATTAGATGATTTGGTTGTAAATGTGAAGTTGAAAAAGTCATATGCAGAATCCGAAAAAGCAAAAATACGTGTTTATGCAAACCGTAGATACCCACAAAAAACTTACACGACTTCTTCTTACTATGTGGAAAAATACTTCCTACCAACATCGTCATTCTACGAGATACGGGACGCTCATACTGATGAAATCATACTTCCATTCAATACGAGTGGTTCAAAGTTGAGTTGTGATGCTGACGGTAATTACTTTACACTTTGGATGAATTCTTTCCAACCAGAAAGGTTTTATCGTGTAGTCATAAAAACTGAAACTGATGGCGGAAATACATCACAAGTTTTTGATAATCAGTATTACTTCAAGGTTTCAAGATGATTAGGATAGAGGACTTTCTCTTCGTAGAAAACATAGAACCATCACAAGCTGAGGCACTGATTGCCAAATATCCAAACTTGTCATTCAACAGAACTGACGAGTTTTATTCCTTTTTCGAAACAAAGGGTGATAAGCTTCAAAGGGCAAAACCAAAACCAGCGATTGTAAACGGTAATGAGTTCCCATCTGACCCTGCAAATGACAGTCAGATTTTGTTGGAACGTTTGAAGAATTTCAAATCATCTACCGACTATGACTATGTAAGAAAGTACATTATCAAACAGAAGGTTATACAAGAGTCTATCGCTTCTAACAATTTGAACTTGGCAAAAACCACTCTTGGTGAGATAACGGAAGAAGAACTTGACCCGTTCTTCAACTTTGTGGTTCGTAAGATATTGACAGGTAGTGAATCCGGTCTTTTACCATCTGAGAATCTAAAGAATCTCTTTGATGACCTTACAAAGAAAACAAAGCAAACGAGTGAGATAAATTTAGATGACCAAGTTGTCAGGGACGAATTGGGTCGTATCATTTCTTACAAAAACTACCTAAAAAACCGAGGTGCTGTCAATGTACCCATGATAGATTTTAGATTTGTTTTAGACAGTGTGGGATACGTAATGCCACGTGAATTTACGAGTATACCCGAGGCGGTAAATGCTGAAAAGTTTGTTGTTCAGCGTGCAGAGGAATGGGCATCCGACGTAACGATCGGTGCAGACGAGGCGGTACTCATTGAAAAACTGAAAGAGTTGATAAATGAAGATCAACGTAGTGTTCCTGCATTAGAACTCAAGGTACAGAGTCTGAATAATCAAGTTGAGTCACTTCAACAACGTGAACAATCACTACGAGATACAAACGATAATCTTGTTGAGGCAATTGATCAATTGTCAAATGAATATCTAACAAAGGCGACCGAGGCAGAACTGAAGGATCAAGAAATAACAATCCTCAGTGAAGCTATAGATTCTACCCTTACAAATCTGGAAGCAAATGTCACTTCACAGTTGGAAGAAACTAAAATGGCATTTGATAATCTATCTACAAAACTCGAAGAACAATCAAAACGTGCTCAAGAACAGGCAGAAAAACAATCACAAGCACAACTCGATGCCTTCCGTGAGGCAATAGACAAGGTAGTTGCCTCAAATACGGCAACAACTCAGAGTGGAACGAGTGGAACATCTGGTGGTAATACAACATCTGGTGGTTCTTCAACAAGTGGGGGCTCGGGCGGAAGTAATACGGGTGGAACAACAGGTAATTCATCAAAAGATGGAATTCCGCCGATAAAGGAAAAACGTCTTCGTCAGCAAATAACGGATGCGATAAACAGTCCAAGAATATCATTAGAAACATTAGAACAAATTGCTTTGGACTTGGATATTCGAGTAACTCTACCAGATTTTGTCTTACCAAAAACTAGCACATCTCAACGTGACCGTGACCTAATTGCTCAGTATAATACACTTGTGCGTGATGCAAAATCTGCAATAAAGGCCGCTGTAGATAAAATATCACCAACAGATGATGCGGTACTTATTACAGTTTGGACTGATTTGAAAGAAGCTGGTCTGATTGTGGAATCTGACGGAACAACATCTGGTTCAACTTCTACAAGTGGAACGAGTGGAACAGGAGGTTCATCTACCGGAGGTACTGGTGGACGAGGCGGCGGCGGTGGTGGAACTGGAAGAAACGTACTATAAGAATATGGATTGATGATGTCAAACTTCAACTACAAAAATAACGATGAACTCGTAAATTCAAGTACGCCTGGATTTGGTATTACATTACCCGATCAACAGTATAATCTCATTCAAAAGAAACCTGTTGTACCTGGTATTTACTTGACTGATAGCTTGGAATTTCACGCGTTTCTGATTGATTTAGCTTTGGTTGGTTCGTCTTATGACATCAACACATTTGACTTTATTTCTCCCGTAGATGGTACATCTGTAAAGAATATCAAACTGAATGTACACAAAGATCTCGATAACTTACGTTTACCATCAAATTACTATAAAGTCGTTTACAATTTTCATAGGAACTACATAGGTTCTAAGAAATCCGAAGGGAAGTTATTCATTTCCGAAATATCGGATGATAGGCTTGAGATAAAACTCTCCCTCACAACGCCGGAATCTACAGAACTACGTGGTCAACTTGCAAAGTTTCTGGTTGAGAACTTCAAACCGAGAGAGTTTTTTCCACCAATTATTCTCAATTTTGGTGAGAACAAAATCGTTGACATTCTAAATGTTACGTCAACAGGTGACCCAACATTCTTCTACGCGAAGCTAACAGAACCACTTCCACGTGAATATGATAAGTATTTCAATTGTTGGTTAGCGGTTCGTCTAATGAGACCGTATGTTGATACGGTATTCCTAACTGCAGAACAAGAAGTATTTCAACCAACACCACTTTCCGGTCCGAACTTTGAAGTTGATTATGATTATTGGGTTACATCGGAAACAAATTATAAATCTTGGAATTCGATTCTATCCGAAAACATACAGACATCAGAACAGATTTTACAGAGATATGTCTCATCATCGTCATTTCCTGTAGAGTTGAACGTTGATTATCGTGAATTCAAGAACTTCATATACTACTCTAATTCCCGTGACCGAGTTGACAACTTCATGGTAAAGATGGAGTTGATTGACAGTTACAACAGTGGACTTGCATCACTGAATACATACACAGGTTCATTCACTACGAATAATAAGGTAAAGCTATCCATGTTACGGGATAAGCTCGTTTCTGGATTTGACGGGTTTGAGAGGTATCTCTATTATTCATCCACGGGAAGTATAAACTACACGAATCAAATTAGTTCGTCTATTCAACCGTATCCTAAGTATGTCTTGGATGTCTCTGCTAGTACATTCGATTTGGTTACAAAAGAAGGTAAGTTCAACTTCTACAATGTAACATCTTCGATTGTACAAGACTGGTTGGACAACCTCTTTGAACTTGCTGATGAATATGATGCAAAAAATTACGCAGCTCTCGTAAAGGCATTGCCAGATCACATTCGTGAAGATGAAGAAAATGAGGCAGCTGTTCACTTTGTCAATATGTTAGGACAGCACTTTGACATCATGTATTTGTACACTGACCACATTCTAAAGAAGAATCTTCGTGCAGAACATCCAAAAGACGGTATGTCACAGGACTTGGTTTATGAAGTTACAAAGAATATGGGATGGACACTTACTCACGGAACTTCTGCAAAAGATCTTTGGGAGTATGGACTCGGTATTAGTGGTAGTGGTGACCCAACTTGGACAGGAAAAACAATTGTTCGAACAGACTTAGTAAAAACATATGAAGAAAGAACGAAGGAAGTTTGGAGACGTATTCTGAACAACCTTCCGTACATTTACAAGTCAAAGGGAACCGCTCGTGGAATACGGGCACTTTTAGCTGCATATGGAATACCACAAACTCTGTTATCTATTCGTGAGTTTGGTGGACCTGATAACGCGGATTTGGGTATCATTCCTCGTGCTGAGTATGAAAAGCATACTTACTACTTCAACTTTTTAGGTAGTTTACCACTACCAACAACAAACAGATATATCTATGTCCCTTGGGAAAAGGTTTCTAATTCCGAAAACATATGGCAATATCCTGATACGGTAACATTCCGATGGAGAATGGAACCAGAATCTTCCTATGATTATTTTGGGAACGAAAGACAAACGCTGTTACAAAAACAATCAGGTAGTCGTGTTGATTGGTTTGTTACAATGGACAAAGCGGCGAGTACTG